GTCATGTCTCCTCCTACGTATTGGTGATGTCGACGCTCTGACCGCCCGCCCACTGGCCGATCTTGATGACCACGAACTCGGCGGGGAACTGGAGGGCGACGCCCACCTCGACGTTGACGATGCCCTGCTGGATGGTGCTGATGGTGTTGTTGGTGCCGTCACAGGTCACGTAGAACGCCTGGTTGGCACTCATGCCTGACAAGCCACCGCTCTGCCAGAACTCGTTCAGGAACTGGCTCAGCACCGAGGTGATGTGGTTCCACAGGATCCAGTCGTTCGGCTCAAAGACAGCGAACTTGGTCATGGCGATCATCTGGCTGGACAGGTAGATGATGCTGCGCTCCACCGACACGTACCGGGTGACCAAGTAGGCCGAGAGCGTACGTGCCCCCCAAATGACCACCCCGGACCCCGGCACCGAGATCAGGCAGTTGACGTTGGCCTGGTTCAGGTTGCCCTGGTCGGTGTTGGTCATTATCCCGGAGGACTCCACTCCGTAGACGCCCAGGAGTGAGGTACCCAGGCCAGCCGGGGCCTTGGCGACTCCCCGGCTCTGATCAGTCTGGATGTAGGTGCCTGCCACAAACCCACCAGGCGGGATCGTCCTGGTAGCTCCCTGGGTGGGCGAGTACGGGTCAGAGATGACAACCTGCGGGTAGTAGACCGCCGCCTTCTCGGTACGGAAGCTCAGGTTCAAGGCCCAGGTCTGCATAGCCGTGGGGGTATAACCGGGGGGCGGATCCAGGACCAGGAAGACATTGCCACGGTTCTGAGCCAGGCCCACGATGGGGCCGACGATGGTGGGGTCGTACTGACCACACAGGTTGACCACGAAGGGCTGGTCCGGGAACTGGTCCAGCATGCCGAACGCCGTCTGATAGTCGGTGGGCTGTGGGACAGGAGGCACAGCCGGGGGCGAACCCGTACCGTCCAGGCCACCGCTCAATTGCGTAGCCGTAGCTGTCGGCTTGGGGTTGTTGGCCGGGGGCGTGCTGGTCGATGGGCCACCCGCAGGCTGCGACAACACGATCCAGTTGGAGCCGGTGTAGGGGTTGTTCACGATGGGCAAGGCGTAGTTGGACTGCCCCAGGTAGTTGGAGTTCTGGACCATGGACAGGTTCAACCACTGCTCCACCACATTGCCTGGACCCGGTGTGCCTACGCCTCCCGGCAGATAATGGACCACGATGTTGAAGGTCAACGCCGGAGTCGTCGGGGTGCTATTGGCCTGGGTTTGGGCACCCGGCGTGATGTCGATGTAGAGGTTGTTGCTCCATGAGCCTGGGTTGGCAGCCGTGATGGTCAGGGTGGGAAGCGGAGTGGCAGCCTGGTCGCTGATGGTGGTCTTGGCTGCCACTGGAAGCGACGCTGCGGTGTTGACACGAATGACCACCGCAGCGGTACCGCCCGCAGAAAAATAGCTGTAGACGGCCAGATGCAATGGGCTTACGGGGCTATTTAGCTCAAAGCCACCGTACGTCCCCACGAAGTCCTTCCAACTGGTCACGACAGTGGCCGTCATTGGCCCCCGAGGGGCCATCCCGATGAAGCAGGCAACCGCATCACCAGGCGTGGAACTGACGTAGGTGGGGAACGACGAGGTGTCGATGTAGACGCCTGGACGGGTCAAGGTAGTGGGCATATCACGCTCCTGCTGTCTCGGATCGGTACTGGCCGTGGATCTCGCCGGGAAGTACCTGGGGCGTGTCCCCGATAGCACTCACCGCACGCTTGCCCCACACCACCTGGCCGGAACGGGCCTCGACCAGATCGAGGATCACCTTGGCAACCCGAGTAGTGGCGATGGGGATCATCGACTCGACTTCGGTTGAGATACGGACTTGATAGATCTGCCGGAAGAGCCGCTTGTCGGCCTCCATGCTGTTGGTGCGAGTGGTGCCGAGGATGGTGAGCCTTCGCACCGTGCCCCCTGGGCAAGTCACCTGGGCGAAGCGGGGGTGCAGTCGACCCAGGGCGAGAGCGCCACTGATCTGGCTGATGTGCTGGTTGATCCTGGCACTCGCCGTGACGGTGTAGTCGAAGTCCATCGGGATGGGGTACTCCATGAACACCCAATCCGGCCAGGGGATGTTCTGGAGGTAGCGATAGCCGACTGGCACCCAGCCTCGATGCTCCCGCTCATGGGCCACCCGCTCGCTGACAAAATTCAGGATGATCGACGGGTAGGTGATGCGCCTTTCCTCACGCTCTGGATTGTGAAACCACACCGGCACCGGACGAGGCGTATTAGGGCTGGTGTTGATGTCGGTGACGGTGACGCCCTGGAGCAATTGCTTTAACCCCATGTCCTCTTCGGTGTAGAGGCCCAGGAAGGGAGGATTGGGGTCAGTGTCGTACTGCGGATCGATGACGGTCATTTCAAGGACGCCGCCAGTTCAGAGAAGAACTCCTGCTCGACATCCCCGGCCTGCTTCTCCAGATCGAGGGCCACGTCAGCCACCTGGAAGATCTCATCCATCCGGTGGGCACGGGGCAGCAGGGGATCGTCAGGTGGGATGCCCACGTAGACGTTGGCGGTCTCCACCCACACCCGGAAGCCATCACCCACGTCCCGGTACTGGGAGATGGTGGGTTCGCCGTAGACCAGGGTCCGCATGTTCCGGCGCAGTATTTCTCCCGCCGACTTGGCAGCACCCACCACAGTCTTGGGCTGACCCATTTTCTCGTACTGGCGTGCAGCCTTGCCCAGCATGTCCACGTCGGATCGGTTGACGCAGTTGAATAAAGAGGAAGGCATTTTCCCTCTGTCGCTGGGCGTTTTTTGGCTGGTACTACCTGACCGGCGTTAGCGGGCCGGATAGCTCCAAGCGTAGGTCCGGGTGCAACGCCCCCCTTGACCACCCGAACATAGCCTTGAGGTGTGTCAGTAACTGGGCCGGTCTCCGGGCTTCCCAACCCCTACGACATCACGGCAGGCCAGCCGGGGCAGTACCCCGACACCGACCAGGGACTCCTGTACCCTCCGGTCGATCCCTCATCGACGCAGCGGATCGCTCAGATGGCACGGCTCCGGTTGCGGGATCTGCCCCGGCCCTTCCTCGCACGACAGACCACGTCAGGGGTGGCATGGCGTTTTGAGCTTCCGGTGGAGAACGTCCAGGCTGATGCTCTCCAGGTGGTCCTCACCGACACCACCTCCAACGGGACGGTGAGTCAGGTCCAGGGCCAGGACTACGTTCTCGATGCCCATGGTGGCATCGTCACCTTCCGGGCCGCTCCCGGCCAGGGGCTGCTCATGGTGGCCCAGGGCACCTACTACCGGGACTTCCTCCCCTCCGAGCTCGACCTCTACATCCGTCAGGCGTACATCCAGCACACCTACGGATCCCAGCCGGCGGGCAGCCTCGACCAGCCCATCCCGACCCCGCAGCCACCCCAGATGAACGCTGACGGCCAGCCCATCACCTGTGGGGGCGGGATCATCATCAACGCGGACGGCACCGTCACCTCCGGGCTGGGGCCCCCTCTCCCGATGATCAGTGAGGTCGAGGAGTACCCCATCTCCCTCCTGGTCACCATCATGGGCCTGTGGGACATCGCCATCGGGATCTCCCAGCAGCACGATGTGCACACCCCGGACGGCGTGACCATCCCCATCAGCCAGACCTTCCAGCAGGTCATGTCGATGATCACGGCCCTGCAGAGCCAGTACCAGATGCTGTCGATGGCCCTGGGCGTGGGCCTGTACCGCATCACCCAGTCCAGGCTGCGCCGGGTCAGCCGTACTACGAAGAGGTTGGTGCCTATCTTCCGATCCAAGGAGTACGACGACATCACCTGGCCTCAGCGGGAGATGCCACAGATCGATGTCACGCAGAAGATGTACACCTACCAGGGCACCTGGGATCCCGAGCGGCCCTACAACGTCCAGGATCTCATCGACTTTGAGAACCACCGCTACGTGGCCCTCCAGCCCAGCACCAACATCAACCCCACCTTGGATGTCGACCCCAAGACCGGATCCGGGTACTACTGGGCCTGGACC